GTCCGACATCCTTAGTTGTGATACCTGCTCATAGTCACAATTCTTAGGTTCACCTGCATTAGGTTCATCCACAGGATTAAGTATTATTTTACCAGCCCTATCTTTTAGTATATGGTCACACGTCCATGTAACAATCAATGGCCTTGTGGGGTAGCTGTTAAGACGAAGCCAATACATACAGTGCTCGAAGTCTGCAATTATAAGTTTACTAATGGGCTGACTAATACAGGCCGCTACAGCTCTAATAAGATAGCTCATGTTATTGCTGATCTTAGCCATATGTATCAAACGAGCTTCATTAGTTGTAAACTGTCGTATCCAGAGTTCATTAAAGTCATACCCGAATCTAGGATGATACTCAGAAGGTAAATCTGTAAGAAGAACATATCTACCATCATTATCAAACGGTGTAGTTAATACAGGTTTTATAGGTGCATAATTTGTGGTTCCTGTAACGCCCTGTTGTACTATTTGTGATGCTCCGAATTGCTGTACTACTGGCCCGCCTGTAACAGGTATAGTTGCTTGAGACTGTACTATAGTATCCTGTAAAGGCTTTAAAATGGTCTTCTTTCTCGGAATCTGTGTCATAACTGTGCTCCTTCCTTACGGACATATTAGACAAACATACATTATTTATTAACAGTTATCTTACCAACAACTATTGAGGCTGTATTGTACCACCTGACCAGATAACCCTATCAACGCTAAAGGTAACCGCTATAGGTACAAATTCTACACCGCTTGTAAGACTGAGAGGATTCATAGCTAATGGAAATACCCCTAGTAACTGAGCTTGTACTATAGCAGGAGAATTAGGGCCTAATTTATCATTAACCAATTTAACCTTCCAATCGGTTTTATATCTATTAGCAGGATTATAGTTGAAGTCTTTATCCATAATTTGGTTCTGCCAGTTTACAAAGCCAGAGATCGTGGTAGCATTTACGTCTTCATAGAATACAGCGGAAAAACTATTTACGTTATTGAAACCTGCATAATATTTTTTTGTGGTTGCTACATGACGATCGTCTGCGGTAAACTGTCGGAAGGGAAGTTCTATTGACTCTGTATAGTCTCGAAAGAACCCTGGTTTGCTGGAGAAGTATTGTTCTGCGGTGCCTGCATTGGTAATAACCCAATTGTGGCTCATTAATGGATCATCTAAGGCCATTACGGCTGATAATGTTTTATATCCCATAGGCTACACCCCAAAACCGAAGGCACCTTAACAACTACTGGTGCCTTCGGTTGGACTTATGTAAAGTTTATTTCAAATCTGCTGGTTTACTCCCACCGAAATAATCGAAGCTGAATGTTGCGGAAACATCCACAATAGTGGCATTGCTACCATCAAGATTAAGTTCCTGAACAGACTCACACCAAATATTTCCGATGTAGTACTGCTGAATCTGAGTACCTGTTTCATCATACAGATACAAGCTGGAGAACGGTACAGCATATACACTTTTAGAAGAACCTGTTTGCGTATCAAACCTACGTGCAACGTTAACCCAGCTATAAAGTGTATTGTAGATAGCAAGTTTTTTGGTCTCTACAAATTGTACCTGCATCTGACCACTGAAAATTGTACGACCAGTGAAACGAACTTTAAAACCATGCAGTGTAAGGTCTTGAGCCTCATTACTAATACCCGGCATAGCAACTGTTCTACACTGAATACTAAAAGGTGCACCTGCACTTACATTCACCAATCCCGGCATAGCAATCAACGTGCTGGGTAAATTATCAAACACCAGCTCGAAGTTGTCACTAAACAATGGATCTGGAATGCTTAAAATCTGTGTCATTGTTGTTCTTTTTTGTCCCATATTATTGCCTCCAAAAGAATTAGGTTATAGTTGTGTATTAAGCGGCAGAAGTAGTTACCGTTCCAATAGTAACAGAAGTCTGTGTAACAATTAACTGAACCATAATACGTTTTGCAGGAATAACGGGCTCTAAATATACATCAACATTAAGAATTCCGTTTGCTATGTCTGCATCTGTATTGTTTGAGTCATCACAAACTACACTATAGGTATATAAACCACGGCCCAAACGAATAGGCTCAAGTATGTTTGTGATTGCAAAGATAATCTGGTTTCTCAAAATATCATCATTTGGATCGAAAACACTATACATCAAACTTGTCTGTACATTGATCTGTATGAAGTTGAGGAGGCGTCTTACGTTTACGTTTGATAACGCACTGTTCATACGCTGCAACGTAATATCACCCCAGATTGCTATACCGATGTCTTCAAATACGCGAGTAGGACAAATCTGGTTGGCAACAAGCAAGTCACGATCCGACTGGTTGTAGTATGCCCCAACATCAACAACATCAACAAGTCCACGCTTCAAACCTGCAGGGCTAAACCAAGTAGCAAAGTTTATATCTGTTGCACAGTAAATAGCTGCAACGAAACCAGATGGCGGAACCCAAACCTGTTTACCACTGTACTGATCGTTTATAAGATACCAAGGTGAGTACAGTGCTCCAAAAGATGTATCTGCGTTCAATCCACCATAAGGATTATTTCTATAGTTGATTGGATCCGTAGTACGGTCATACTTATTACCCTGTGCGCTGAATGGAATATCAAGAATTGCCATGCAGTTCCCGCGATTAGCACATACATCTAGCATCTGAAGCTGTACGCTTGGGAAAGTATATCCAGCATTTAACAGCAACTGGAACTTAGCCTGCTCGTTATTCAAGTACAACTGCCATCCGCTATTCTTTGTGGAGCTATATGCACTTGATATACCTGTGGGGAAACCATCAAGGCCGTTAATGATAACGGGCAATTGGTTTGCAGTGATACCCGAAAGACCACTATCACCATCAGATAAATAAGCTAACGCGCTGTTACTACCCGTCAAGTACATCATTGTGCTAGTAACCATTGAGGCCGGCAGGAGGTCAAAGTTGTTAAGAGTATTAACAGCTACTCGGATATAATTTGAGTTCCCATTAATAACATCCTCAATATACTGCTGACGTCCATACCCGTCCAACTGGTGTTTCAAACTTACTGTCCAAGTTTCCAATGGAGTAAGTGCGGAGCTACCAGAAGAAAATACCTGCAATTGGAAGGTATTTGGTAATGCAGGATCAGAAGCACCCAAAGCATTTGTAAGGGCTATCCTGTATGTACCATTGTACATATTTGGGTCAGTACCATAGACATAACACGTCCTTGGTAAGGTTAAAATCAGTGTCTGCTGAACCGAGGAAAAACATATTTGGGTTATCAGGATCAACATCTTTAGGAGTACTGAACTGCGTAAGTGTAATCTGGTTCTGACCATTTGAACTTACTATCAGTCCACCAAACTTAGCACCGTTATGAACCCTTGTACACAACAGGGTCTGCATCTAAGTTAAAGCCTGTACAGCTACGTGGCCGCCGTAACCAATGTTAATGTCAGGAGTACCGAATTTCTGTACATACTGACCCTGACCGTTATTGATCTTAACGATCTGGTCAACAGGACCCTTTTCAGCAAAGAATACTTCGGCCCCTATACTTACTTGAGCCACTGCGGACTGAAACTGTGATTGGTCGACTACACTAGTATAAACACCTGCAGATGCATGAGTTACAATCGACATGAATTTCTCCTTCCTATCTGTATTAGATTGTTATTCTTTATTAGTGGACTCATTAACAACAGGAGCAGTATTTTGTTTGGACTGTTTCTCTGCTTGCGGTGCAGGTGCAACTGTTGCAACCTTAGGAGTAGAAGTACCTACATTAACAATTACCAGTCCTCTCTTTACTAAATCCTCTTTTGAAGTAAGGATACATTCTTCATCAATCAGTACTTTGTCTTTTGCATGAACAGTACAACTATCATGCGCGCCCAGGTTATTTATAAATTCGATACTACGCGCTACAGTACTGTAGTTGATTACTTCCACTCGTTGAGCCATAATTTTCTCCTTTAACTAAGATTTTGTTGTATTGACACTTAATACCTTAGGAACATTTCTATGTGTAGTTGTTGGTATACCACCTAGATCGTTTTGTGGTATGCCTACAAAAGAACCTTTATGTAATATGGGCAACGAAAGTGATCCTGTATTGTTCTGCATATTTGTAAGGGCCAGTTGCTTGGCTTTTGGTGAGCTTAAAGGATTGAATGGAAAAGCATCAATATACTGTCCAAAAGTGATATTAGTTAAGTCCGAGTCAAACCATACTGTTAGGATAACAGGAGCCTTAAGGCTACAAATCGTAACGTTATCCAATGCTCCGTGAAGTATTAACAATGCACTGCAATATATTGTAGTTGTTATACCTGGATTATCAGCTTGTGTATAAGTAACATTAACCGGACTTGGTGTCTGTATTGCTAGGAAACTACTTATTGATCCAATGAACCAACCAACCTTGTTCACTGTAAAAGTCTTTGTATAAAAGTAGGCGCTGTTTATCTTAGAGCCGATGCTTGAGTCACCTACCAGTTGTGTGCTTTTAGCTTGTGCCACACGTAGGCTAAAGTTTGTAGTTATAGTTCCTATACTTGGGCTGCTCATGTGCTTGCGCCCTCCGGAGGAATATCTATTTCGATAGTATCGAATAGAATCGTATTTTCTCCTGTTGCATCTTGAGAGTTTAGTCTAACAATGATCTTACTAACAGCTGGTACATAAGTATTGAACCCAACCCATCCATGTAGCTCAAAGTTTACAGTTACTTTAGATGCGTTAAAGTCAGCTTCATCTGAACTTGATATTACTGATTCAGGTATACTTATTGCGCCTTGTTTTTTCAGTACTACTTTAGAATCACTATTGTAGGCATTGATAGTAAAATTCAAAGCCCTGAAAACATCCGCTAGCAATACTGCCTGACATAATGAAAACAAACGTTTAGCATCTGAATCCATAATTGTTAATGTTATACTTGCAGCTAACGGAAACATAAACATCTTTGGAACCGAAGTACCTTGTCGTTGCCGACCGGGACCGTTTCTCAATAACATACCTTGTTTTTGTATGGCTGTTACGTTACTTTGGTCTCTTACAATATCCATATCGTTTACCATTATATAGGCATACGGATACTGCAAAGTACTATTAGTCCTATTAAGCAATAAGTCTTTTACACGTTCATCAAATACTATCTCTGGTGGTTGGGGCAATTGAAGCACTCTGTTAAAAGCTGCCCGTACACCATGTAAGGTTAAACTTAAAAATGTATGATCGCCTAAAGCTGTAATAGCGGAAGGCGTAAACTGTGAGATATCCGTATCGAAAAGGAAGGAACAATCGATCTGATTAGAATTACCATCAATGGCAGTACTAGTATTACCCATATTGCTCCCCTATCTTTGACATAAAAAATACCTTAAATTTACGCCAATCTTTATCCTGTTTAGGAATCCACCCTACTTTAAGTTTCTCCATCATTTTTAAATTAATTGCATCGGGACTTATTTTAATATTTATTGAGTACAAAGCTCTAAGTGCTTTAGCTATTCTCCAAGCACCGTACTCAGGATTTTTTATATGTATTTTAAATACTTCATCAGCTAGTGCCCACGTAAGCTTTGAAGCGATAGTTGCTTTTGAATTATTCCAAGGTAATACATTTAAAAGATGGTGTGTACCATTTTCAACCCTTTCTCTCGCTACTCTCTTACACTGAATACTCCACTTCTTTGTTAAACAAAAGGAAGTTCCATTTTTAACCTTATCACTTGCTATGCTTGTTCCATCTTTTCGTTTTAATAAATGATGCTTACCCTCAAGTACTAGACGCTTTGAACTATCTCCACCAATACTTGAACCATCAGCACGTTTTAATAGAGGATTATCCCCATTTCGTATACGGGTATGTATATAATTTAACTTACCGGAAGCAAAACCTAGACCTCCACCTTGTCTATTGTAACAATAAGGTGACTTTACCATTTCTTCTGTTATAAGATCAGTCTCAGCAATGTATGCCTGTTTCTCAGTTCTATAGAATTTCAATACAAGCATTATGAACTTATCTTCACCGTATTTATTAATAGCATGGGTAAGCCCGATACCTGAACCCCTATATTTATCTTCACTAAGTTCTTTCCAAGTACTATGCTTACCAAAGTATACCTTACTATTTACTAAGTTAAATATACAATAAGTGAAATGATACCAAGTAGGATTTTTAATACCTAGATGATATCTAGTTCCTTTGATTTTTGATAATAGCTTCCTTGCATACTTTAAATTATGTATAGATATATCTGATAGCCTTGTTGTAATTTTCATAGTTTCTCCCTTATAGAGAAATTTATTGATCTACATAGTAATCCACTGTATAAGGCAGTAGAAAGGCTGGCCGGCCCTGTCCTATGTAAATCAAGTTATATGTCATCCGCATTTCCGTTATTAGCTGTAGTTGTCATTGTTCACCTATTTTACATCCGATATTT